ATTTTCTTTGCAATATTTGAAAGCCGTTTTTAAGGCGTGACCTTTACCGGCATTTTTGTCGTAAGAAATAACGACCGCGCCGTAATCTTCGACCGCGGAAAAGACAGGCGCGTACTTTTCGCCGCTCCCGTCGTCCACAATCACAAGTTTTTTGATTCCCGCGTCGATAAGTCGTTTAGCGTACGGTACGAAGTCCTTCTCGGACGGTTCGTAGCACGGCACTATAACGACTAAGCCGCCGACAAATGCTCTTTCCATGTCTTACCTTTTTGTTCCCTTTCGTTTATTTTTTCAAGCATTTGTTGATTTCACTGTCCTGTATTTTTTATTATTTAATGATTCTTTATTATTTCGGTAATTGTCCCAATACTCCTTTCCGTATAAATTCCCCTTTTGAAACCAATGAGCCTTGCCATAGGTATTTCCTTTTTGGAAAAGAAAACGATTAGGGCTACGCCGTTGCTTGAATGTAGCCCAAGCAATCTGTTCCTTTCGGCGATTCTTCAACCATTCGGCATCCTTGCGAAGCCCAAGGTTATGTCCCTTTTGCTTAACTTGCCGCTCTGTAAGCTCTAATATCTCGGCAATCTCAATATTACTATGGTTTGGATAGAGCACAATCAGCTTCTTAACCATTTCGTCAGTCCAAGGCACAAGGCGACCTCTTTTTCTATAACCACCCTTAGACTTTATGAAACGCACGGAAGAGGGGTTGCATCCTTTTCCAAGAAGCCTCTTTCTTATTGTATCACGTGGTATATTCATTACCTTGCTTATCTCGGTTATTTGCATACCCTGTGCATACATAGAAAGCATCTTATCGTCAAGCTCGTGTGGATAAACCAAGGTAAACCGACCATGACACCCTTTTTCTCTTGTTTGCGGTGTTATTCCCATGTCTGAGTTTTTAAACTGTCTATTGGTTGATAACTGATGATGCATCGCTTATTGCTATACACACCATTCTTTGCAAGAGCGTTCCATAGAGCGTTGAGACAGATGCCGATTTTATCCTTGCCATACTTCAAGTAAAGCTCTGGGCAAGTAAGAAACATTTCTGGCTCGGCATCATTGAATTTGAGCACCACCACCCTTTTTGCTCTTGTAGGTTTAAAATTCTCCATCATTCCTTAACCTCGCTTTCTATCTGCTTTTGTGATTCACGGATAAGCAAGTCAAGTACTTTACCTATCACATTTGGATTTCTCACATTGTATGCACCAACGGCAGTTTCGAGAGATATATTGACGACCATTCCGTTTTTTCTCAGAATCTTATACTGCTGGTGTAATTCCTTAATTTTATCTAACTCCATATCTATTTACAATTTATTGTAGGCAAGCATATGCTGCCTTCTTTGTTCTTTATGTCCACTATACCAAGCCTTAGCTCTTGCGATACACTCTTCGCGATGCCTAAGGTAATAAGTTCGCTGATAACGCTGCCTACGTAACCTTAACTCATCTTCTGTCATAAAACTAAGATTTTAAAGATAGAGCCGAGAGGCATGAAGCCTCCCTTCTCATCTACAATAGTAAAAATTATATCACTTTCATAGCTTAAAAATCATAAGCTCAGCCAGTGGCGTTCCTTTCGGTATGATTAAGTTACGTGAGCGAGAACCAAAGTTCGTTTGCTCCTGTATCATTGTGTCATCGTTGATATTGAGCACAAGCTTCATATTCTTTGCAGCTTGCATCGAGATTACATCTGAATGCTGTAAGCGGTAGTCGCTTTCGGTTCTAAGACCATAAGCCGCATTATCGTTCGTCGGCACAATGAGACCACGATAACCGTCCTTAATAACGATGCCAGTTTTCAGATACATTCTACCCTGTCTTGCCTCAATATCGTTTGGAGCGAGGATAAGGAAAGATGAGCCATCTTCCGACATTATAGGGTGCATCGCATAGCTTTCAAGCTCGAAAGGTACTTCAAACTCTTCTTTCGCTTCGGGCTGCTGCTCGTTTTCTTGCTGTTGAACCTCGTTTCCTTTGCTCTGCTGAGCGTTCTCTGCTTCCAAAGGTAATTTATCATCTTTAAGATCTAAAGGCTGTTCTACGCCATTTTTCTTTGGTCTTGCCATAGTTTACTCCTCCTTTGTTTCTTCGTTAGACTTTTGTTCCTCCTCTGTTGATGATTCTGCCTTAACCTTGTGTTCGAATACATCAAATATATTCGTGGCATTCAATCCTACGACCTCGTAATCAATCATAGATTTGCACATCACCTCGTCAATGTTGCGTAGAGCTCTTGCAAGAGACTTCGCCTGAACGAGGTAAACGACATTGCTTCGCTTCTCCTTCTCGCTCTTCTCGTCGATGGTGATGAACTGTAACTTCGCCTTGTACCACTTATCATCATCATCCTTGTCAGAGAAAAAGACCTCTCCGTAGTTAGCTTGCGCCTCCGTCTTGATTTTGAACTCACCGCTGATGTAAGCGGACATTTCTTCTGTGATTGCGTTTTCTGCCTCTGTGAAAGACATAGCATCAATCGCATACTTTTCGGTGACAGCTTTCTCTGAGCCGTCACCTTGTGTCTTGTGGTAGCGGATTCCTACCTCAAACCAAATCGCTGATTTACTTCTCATATATCTAATACTATTTTAAGATTTAACTTTTCTATCAACTCATTCACTCAGAATGGCAGTTCGTCGAGATTCTCTGGTTGTGCGAAAGGAGCAATGCAATCAGAGGCACCATTGTGAGCCTCGAAGTTCACTGGCTTCATGCTACCCAAGATAGGCTGAGCGTTCTTCTCCTCATCAGTCATTGCATCACGCACCTCCTTCGGCAACGACTGCTTAATCATGTGCGAATCCTCGTACTTTGGATTCTTCATCGCCCAAGCGGTGAGGTCAAGATAGACAGCCTTTGGCTTGCCACTCTCGTCTGTGCTGACAAAGAGGTGATTCTCCTCCACTGGAATAACCAAGCAGCGAAGCACCTCGCCCCTGCCTTGGATGTGCATAACGCCTGCTCTACTGAGCTTCAACAAGTTTAATTTTTCATTAAAATTTTCCATATACTATCTATATATTAATTAGTAATTTGCCCCAAGGGAGGGAGTCGAACCCTCGCCAACCTCCGCTTATTAAGGACTGCTTTGTGCGGAGTAACTTAAACATTTGCGATTATGAAACATCCATTAAGATTGATAAGAATAATCGGTATCGCTACCATACAGTCCACGCACTCCTGTGCGATTGGTTTTCCTTGGGATAAAAAGCCCCACCGCCGTAGGGCTATAAATAACCTTTAAATCTTAGAGTTTAAAAATCTACATAACAATCTTTTATAAACTGTACTCATACGCCTCACGGCGAGATATATCTGATTTGATATTTTATCTAAAAGAAAGAGCCGTTATCTCCCGACAACTTAGTGGCTCTTGTTATTAACAATCTTAATCTATGTTTCGCAATTTATGTGGTTACGCCATTGGCACTAACTGTGTCTGAATGAAGTTGCTCATCGCTAAGTTCTGTGAGAGAATCATCGGCTGGTCAAGCTGAGTTGACTTATACATATCCGTGGCGGCATTATAGAAGTCCCAAGCGGTAACGATATTGCGCTCATAGTAGGCAATCATCATCTTCTCGGTAAGCTTGCCAATCTGTGCTTGGTTAAGAGGAATGACCTGTAAGTTGCGGATGCCCTTGTACTTGGTTTCCGATGCAACTCTGAGTGATGTCAGCATACCAATGATTGTGAACATTTCCTGTGCCTTAATCTCTCGGTTCTTCATTCTTTCGATGAACTCATCACTTGCATCAACGATGCCTCTGAGGTTTGCTAGCCAAGCGTCGGCACGTTCAAGTAACTCATCGAGCTTATAGGCTGTGCGCTTGCTGTTCAAGTCGGCATAAGTAGCACCGTAATGCTCTGCTCCAAGCAAGGTTTGGTTGTGACAAATACAGCAGTTTCGACCGATTCCAAACTGAATGCCTTTCTGATGGAAAGAAATACCCATATTTGTCGTTATCTCATCAGCACCCTCTCCCTTATCGAAGTCACGCAAGCGAATGTTACAGAACACTCGGCGAAGGATATGTGCCTCCACTGCCTTGTCGCCCATGATAGCTTCCTTCTCAGGCAAGCGAGTAACACCAGGGGTGTTGCGGTCTTTGTTATTGGCAGCGAAGAGGTCGTAAATCTCTGCCTTGTAGCCGTGCTTCTCGCACAAATCTTCTACCTTATGAATGAGGTCGAAGTGATAGATGCCTTTCAAAGGCTTTCCGTACACATCATTCTCCTTCTCTGTGCGCTCCAACTGTTCGAGGGTGATTATCTGTACTTTCGATGTCTCAAAATCCAAGAACTGATTATCATTCAAGCTCTTCAACTCTGGTTGCTTTGCAACTGTTGCTACCTCTGCTACCTGTGGCTGTGCCATCAAATTCATTGTCATTGTGTTCATTGTTGTATCTCCTATTATTTAATTGTTATTGAAAAATTAATTATTACTTTGTTGCTACTTTATTAATCATTAATGTCTGTTATGACTTCCATGTGCTGTGTTTCACCCAAGACTTCAACGTTCTGTGAGAGGTTTCTCGTATTGAGGAACGCCCACTTTGGCATGATGCAAAGGTTGTAGTTTTTACTCACGGCATCATCTTTGACAATCAGCTTTGACTTCGGTACGAATACCTTTGTCTTTCCTTCCTTGCCATCGAAGATAAAAATCTGTGCGTTTGCCGACTGCTCCATCATCTTCTCCTTGTGACAGCGAAACTTAATCATTGTCGTTACTATCTCCATATCCTTGCCTCCTTATCCTATGATGTAAGCGAACCAAATAACGGCGTATGCCGTCAGCATTCCAACACTTGCGAGGACAAAGGCTTGTGCTGCCTCCTTGATTTCCTCTACCTTTAAATTCTGATAATTCATCATTTTCTTAATCATTTTCATATTGCGTATCTCCTATATATTGTGGCAAGGTGGTTAGCCTTGCCGTTACCTTTTTCTTAGATTTCGAGTGACTGAATCTTGCGTACTATCATAGAGATATACTTACTCTCATTTCCACTTTCAATCATCTTTCTGTTGGTCTTTTTATCAACCTCGTAGATGATACGACCAAGCTCGCTTCCGTTTGTTCCACCATTGAAGAGGGTGTAGCAGTTTCTTAGAGAGATATACACCTGTATATAATCGTCTGGTGCTCCTTTTTTATCCTTGATACCGATGCCTCCTTCGATATGAATCTCCTTGAAGAGAACTGGCATTGTCTGAAAGCTTGTGCTAACAAGCAACTCAAACTCGTCGTGCATATAATTCTCTCGCTTCTCAACCGATAGCGTAGCATTGATGCCAAGTCGGCGGATTGTGAACTCAACATCATTGATGATGTAATCTAAAACTTGCTTGCTTAATTCCTTTGTAATCATTGTTGTATCTCCTATTATTTATATTAATCGAAATGTAATTCACCTTTATCGTTCACATAAGGTTGCCAAGACCAGCCATTTGTAACCTTTCCATTCTCCCACTCTGTGCATTGCACCACCTTTGGAAGAACCTTGCATTCGCCTCGGTTGATAAGATTCACCATATAGTCATACATCTCATCCCAAGTCTCAAACTTGTGAACCAAGACTCTTAAATAGCTTTTGCTTGCTTTCATTGTTGTATCTCCTAATTTTTAATTTATTAATAGTTTACACCTTATTATTATGTGATTTGACTTATTTTATTAAGTTTCACACCGCAAAATTAATAATTTCTTTTTGAATCGCCAAACTATTTAATAACTATTTTTAATTTATTAATAGTTGTCATTAATATTTTAATAGATTTTAAATGAATATCTCAGATTTTCTTTATAATTTTGCGGCGTGAAAAGGAAAGTGCAAGTTTCCTAAAGTAGAAAAGATTCTTATGTGCCCAATCATCACAAGTGAAAGGGTTCTACATAATAGACCAAACGGAATGATTGCTTGCACCTCTCATCTGTTTGGTCTTTACTTTTTAAAGAGAATATGATTCGTAACTTAAGAAATAGCATAGCAATAAAGATGTTCGGGGACAAAAAGTTTTTGAAAGCCATTGCTTTTGTCCTTCTTTATCACGAAGTCACAAACTCTAACATTTGTAAAGACTACAGCGTGAGCAAGCTAAGCAACCTTACTGGAGTTCACGCTTCTACAATTAAGAATAGGTTGCAAACACTCAAAAATAGAAATCTAGCTAAGATTGAGAAAGGAACGCTTGTGTTCACTTCTATCACATCTAAGCACAGGGAAAGAAATAAAAAGTTAGATAATTTTTCATTTAAGAGCTTGATTGAGATTGAGAAGTCTCTCTTTGCTCTCCTTGTATGCATATTGCAAGAAAGAAAAGATTTTATCCACCGTGCATTTCTCGATGCCAAGTATTCGGTTGACTACAAAACAATCAAAAGAGCTAAGGCGAGGATTAGGAAGTACGCAAAGGGTAAGAAATTCTCTGAGAAAGGCATTTCTTATAAGAAGATAGCTAAGAGACTTGGAATTTCTATCAAGTCAGCGTTTGAATACGTGAAATTTGCGGTTGAAAAAGGTTTTTTATCCAAAATTACTCACTTCAAGGCAGTTTTTTATAGAAACATAAACTACTACCCTATGGAGGGGTACACCTTCACTACTCGTAACTACGCCTACAGGGTGGGGGCTAACACTTATGTAGTTGCGGGAGCTTCGCTCCCTTACTATAAGTATATAAATAAGGAGGATAAGAAAATCTTTGCTCGTCGCTTCGCTAAATAACTTGGTATATATAGATTATAAAAATTATAAAGTCGCCAAAAAGGCTAAAAATAGGAGATACGGAAATGACAGAGGCATTGAAGAATTATATCAACTCGACTTGTGAGAAGCAAGTCTATGACTGCTACACCGATGGAAGTTGCAACAACCTATCGTCTAATAAAGAAGGTGGGGCGGCATACATTGTGTTGCTTGATGGGAAGGAGGTTGTCAGGAAGAGTCGTGCATTGGCTCATACGACTAACAATAGAGCTGAAATGCTGGCTATCATTAGTGCGGTGAATTATTGCCCAATCGGAGCAGATATTGTTGTGCATACGGATTCCAAATACTCTATATTCTCATTCGCCACAAGGAAAAGAGTTAAGGAAGGCACAAAGAATGCCGACCTCATACATCTTTACAGAAAGGTTGCGGCGCAAAAGTATGTAACTTTTGATTGGGTAAAGGGGCATGATGGGAATGAATATAATGAAATTGCCGACCAAATGGCGAACGGTGAATATCGAAAAATGAAAGAACAACTAAATGCATAAAAAATATGGATAGATTACACTATAAGGTTTCGTATGCTGACAATGGCATCATTATCAATGATACAGACGAAGATAGCTTGGATGTTCTTCAACAACAAGAGAACGAAGAAATAGAGGGCTACACCGCAAGGGCTATCAGCGAGAGAATCGCAAAGGATATAGCTTCGATGATGTTGGCAAAGTCAAAAGATGAGTTTAAAATTAATATAGCAATATTTTAAGGCAAAAACTATGATAGAAGTAATGAAAATAAAAAAAGGGTTAGTTTTTACATTACCCAACAAATCGGAGTACGCAATGCTTCAAGGGGGCACGCTTGATGAGACAACAGAATATGTTAGACTTAAAGTTGTCAGCGTAAACAAGAAAGATGTCGAATGTTCTTTTCTCGGACTTTCAGACGAACCTATTGGGCAGACCATAGATATTGATATTGAGCGTATCGCCAAATATGGAACAATAACAGAAGATAAGCCCGAAATGGTTCAGCATCCTTCTCATTACGCTTGGCTGAAAGAGCTCTGCGGAGTTGAGCCCTTGGATATTTGCCGACACCTCGATTTCAACTGCGGCTCAATCATCAAGTATATCCTTCGCAAGGGCAAGAAAGAAATGAACCTTGACGAGAGTCAGCAGAGAATACAAGACCTCAAAAAGGCGAAGGTGTACCTCGAAGATGAGATTAAGATGTTGGAAAATCAAAAATGATACAGATATGAACGAATTAATGATTAACGAAGAAAGAATGACCTCATTGCAAATCGCAGAGGTTACTGGCAAAAGACACGATGCTGTATTGCGTGATATACGCAATATTTTGTCACAAGGAGTAGATGCCCACAATTTTGTGGAGACCTCGTATATAGATAAGGCAAATAGACAGCAGAAATGCTTTGAGCTTTCAAAGAAAGGTTGCCTGATACTTGCAAGCGGTTATGATGCTCTTTTGCGTGAGAAGATAATCAATCGTTGGGAAGAGCTTGAAGTAAAGGAGCAAAATAAGTTTGCTATACCTCAGACTTATGCCGATGCGTTGATGTTGGCTGCAAATCAAGCTAAGCAGATTGAGGAGCAGCAAAAGACCATAAAGGCGAACGCCGAAGAGATAGTTGCGCTGAGTGATACAATAACGAAGATGCAACCTAAGGTCAGCTACTATGACAAGATACTTGCAAGTACGGCAACCTTGACCGTTACACAGGTAGCACAAGATTACGGAATGAGCGCAAAGGCATTCAATGTACTTCTTCGCAACTTCGGTATTCAACATAAAGTCAATGGGCAATGGATATTGTATGCTAAATATCTGCAACAAGGCTACGTACACAGTCACAGCGTTGATATTGTGCGGCGTGACGGACGGCATGAGACAAAGAATAACACGGAGTGGCTGCAAAAGGGAAGGTTGTTTCTCTATGAGGAATTAAAGAAGCACAATATATTACCTCTTATAGAACAGAATCAACAATGAAACCAAGTAAGGCACTTATAAGACAGATACGTTATGACTTGCTATCCCATACGACAGAAGCTGAGAAGGCGGCAGCAAGGAATTGCAAACTTCTTGGATATGAGATAGTTCAGCAACAGCCGATAACTACAGGTAGGAAGTTGTATTTTGCCGATATTTATATTCCCTCGTTGAAGTTGATAATTGAGCTCGATGGGGGCTACCATTACACCAAAGACCAAAAACGTAAGGACGGCAACCGCTCGTCGGGTATCTGGCGGCTCGGGTATCACGTTGTGAGACTGAGCAACCACGATGCAAGGGATATAAAAAAAGTGAAGGCAAAGATAGATATGATAATACGAAAGGCGAAGTAATCAATATTTTTGGTTTCTTCGCCTTTTATTTTTCAACATAATGACTTATACATAAATAAAAAGATATTG